CTTATTCCGGTACGCAGAGCAGTTGGATATTGTTTTATGAAGAATTCAAACAATTCTCCGGCCAATGAGATTGCGAGAGTTGCGGTAAGTCCTGCAACGAGCAATCGTGTTTATATTGAGCGAGTGACCGGAACAAACATTGCAGCCATCACCGGAGGCCTTGATGTTGAGGGTGAAATCGTGTTTGAAATAGACAGAGGATTCAATTCTTAATATCTATTGCGGCCATTGGTTGAAATCTCATCATATTTCCTGATGAGATTTTGCCTTTCTTTTTCAGGCAGATTTTTTACATAATCCTCCAAAATTCTGGAAACAAAGTTGGCAGTTGTGATTCCGTTGTTTTCGCAATGGGCAACGATAATCTTGAATGGCACTGGCTTGCAGTATGCTTGTACTCTCCTTGCTGAATTTTTCTTGATGTCGAATAATTCATCATTGCCCGGTAACTTTCTATTTCTGCCCATTGGAATAAATTTTGGCTAAATTAACTTAAAAGAAAACGAAAATCAATAGGCGAGGTAATTTCGCAGAATATGAGTGATGTTGGCAATTATACCATCCCATCAGTATATGAGGGAACAACGATGGAGGCGATTCAATTCACAATTCTTGTGGATGAATCACCTTTGAATCTTACATCATCGACAATCAAAGCAGTTGCAAGGCCGCAATCAAATCCTGCAAAGTTTCGGCAGTTTGAAACAACCATTGTGAATGCAGCATCAGGTATATTCAGGATTGACGAGCAGTTGATTGATTGGGAGAAAGGCACATACAATTATGCTATTCAGTTTACATTGTCGGATGGAAGTGTCAAGGTATATGTTGAGGGAACATTCACAATCAAGGTGAATCCTGCACATGGATAACATCACGATTAACATTACTGAGCAGCCAATTGAGGCAACAATCAATGTTCAGCCTCAGCCTATCAATGTTGAGATAACCATTGAGCAAGGTGGAGGTGGAGGTGGTGGTGCAGTTGATTCCGTAAATGGGCAGACTGGCATCGTTGTTCTTGATGCGAATGATGTAGGCGCAGACGTGGCAGGGGCAGCGGCAGCGGCAGAGGTAGCGGCAAATGCTTATACCGATGCAGAGATTGCGGCATTGCCTCCAATTCCCGCAGCACAGATACAATCAGATTGGAATCAATCTAATAATGCGGCAGTTGATTTCATCAAGAATAAGCCAACCATTCCCGCAGGCCTTCTTAAAGGAACGGCATCAGGTACGGACACATACACCGCAACAATCAGCGGAGTTACGGCATACACCGATGGCGATGCTTACCTCATACGTTTTCCGAATGGCAACACAACCGCAGCCACATTGAATATCAATTCGATTGGTGCAAGGTCACTATATCGCAACAATGATGGAGCATTGATTGGCGGTGATATTTGGGCAGGGGCAGAGATGCTCGTTATTTTCAATTCAACCTTAAATGGTTTCCAGTGCATAGGAACATCGCCTAATTCGCTTTTTTCTTACGTCACCAATGCTGAGAGTGTCACGATAAACAAAGGACAGCCAGTGTACGTTTTTGGAGGCACTGGAGATAGAATCTCGGTCAAGTTAGCATATAACACCACAGATACAACGAGCGCACAGACTATCGGTATTGCAGTCGCTAACATTGCCGCAGGGCAGAAGGGTATCATTATCATACAAGGTCAGTTGGATAATTTGAACATTTTTCCAACCTCCACATGGTCTGATGGTGACTTCGTTTATCTTGGCGCAACGGCGGGTAGCGTTACGAAAGTAAAGCCGTATGCACCGAATCACCTTGTTTATCTCGGATATGTCACATCGGCAAGCAATGGCAATGCAGGCAGGATGTATGTTAAGGTACAGAATGGATATGAGTTGGACGAGATACATGATGTTTCAGCGCAGTCACCAAACAATAACGATGGTCTGTTTTACAATTCCGTCACTGGCTTATGGACGGCGAGAGCAGGAACAAAATCGGATGTTGGATTAGGAAATGTCGATAACACCTCAGACGCGAACAAGCCTATCAGCACTGCAACGCAGACTGCGCTGAATGCCAAACAAAATCTCATCACCATATTCAACGATGGCGCACCGACAACCGCGAACACTGGTAACACAACATCAAACCTTGTTAAGTCAATCCTGATTCCTGCAAACACATTCAGCAATAATACCACATTGTTATTCCGCTGCATGGTTACAAAAACCGGAACGGCAGGGCAAGTCACTTGCAGGATGTTCATTCACACCGCTGCATCAGTCGGAGGAACGCAGATTTCGCAATCTCAGCTAACCATTGCAGGAGGTGGCATATTCGTTGTGGAAAGAACATTGAGCATATTAGTTGCAGCAGGCACTGGCAACGGCACAAGGCACGCACCACCAACATCAAACCTTACACCTGAATTCAACGCATTGACAACCGGATATGCGCTGAACACAGCAGCGATAAACTGGACTATCGACCAATACATCAATTTGTTTTTGCAAAATGGCGCAGCAGGAGATTCGACATTCATTCAGGCAGTTTACATCAACAAATACTAATATGGATGCAATTCAAGCAAAACAGATAGCCGATTCATTGAACACAGATAACACGAATGAATTGAATGATGTTAATCAGAAGATTGCCGATGCAGTTTATGCGGGTGATTACTTCGTTATCATTGAATCAGATTTGAGTGCAAAAACCATCGTGGATGTGCAAGGCAGAGGATTCTTGGTAAGCACATCACCCGGAATGAGCCGCATTAGCTGGGATGGCAATTAACTTTATTTCGATTGCGTTTTAACTTAAAAAAATTGCAATAAAGAATTCACTAATTAGAATTGCATCGTGGAATATCAGTACACCATAAATCCGTATTCGGAAAAACCAGTCATGATGATAGACAAGCATATTGGATATCTTGATGGCGAGGGGTACGGCATTATGGCCGGGCAATTTCAACGTGAAATGCAGATGCTCATTGACAATGGCGCAACGGAAATCGAAATCCGTATGAATTCCATTGGTGGGCAAGTGTTTGAGGGTATGGGCATATTCAATGCCATTGAGAGCGCAAAAAACAAATGCAAGATTAAGATGATGAACATCGGTCTTGTTGCCTCAATTGCAGCGGTGATATTTCAGGCAGGCGATGAAAGAGAAATGGCAGATTATGCTTTGATGATGATTCATGGGGTGCAGAATGCTGAGGGTGAACTTGAGCAGAAAGCCACCGAAAGCCTTGTCACCATGTTATGCAGAAGCGGAAAGAGAACAAGAGAAGAAGTGATGTCATTGATGCAGGATGATAATTGGATGACCGCTGCCGAATGTTTGGAAGCGGGATTTTGTTCAAGCATCACCGGAGGTCTGAAAGGCATCACAAATGCCGTTAAGACATACAATGATTATCCAAAGGCAGCGACAGAAAACGCAAAGCGAGCATTGAAATATGCTGAGGAAAACGGATGGGGAGATTGCGGAACACCAGTGGGCAAAAAACGTGCAAGCCAATTGGCAAATCGTGAATCATTAACGAGAGATACCATTGCGAGAATGGCGGCATTTGAGCGTCACAGACAGAATTCAGATACACCTTATGGTGAGGGATGTGGCAAGCTAATGTGGGATGCATGGGGAGGCGATGAGGGTATCGCATGGGCGCAAAAGAAATTAAAGCAAATTGATGGAGAGATGGCATCCTCAATTTATTCCAACGTAATGACCATCACCAATTCAATGAAAAACCAATCCAGCAATATGAACAAGCAGATTACCAATGCTCTCGGTTTACAAGAGGGTGCTGCCGAAGATATTATCGCTCAGGCTATCAATGCGCTGAAAGAGAAATCTGTTAAGGCATCTGAAACCGCGAAGAGCAAAGAAGCCGAAATCGGCAAACTGACCAACAAGGTCACTGAACTTACTGAAAGCCTGAATGCAGTTGCGGCAGAACGCGATTCATTCAAGTCGAAAGTTGAAACCGCAGAGGCCGAAGTCCTTGCAAGCAAGGTGGCCGATGTGATTACCAATGCCGTAACACTTGGCAAGATTGCCGACACAGACGAAGCGAAAGCAACATGGTCTGAAAAGTTGGTGAATGATTTTGATGGCACGAATTCATTACTCAATGCCATTCCAGTTGCAAAGAAAGCACCGGGCAGCGTGACCAATTTTGCAACCGCAAAAGATGTTAAGCCTGCAACCAATTCCGCAGCATTGACAATGGCAAAGATTGCCGCAAGACTGAAAGAAAAAAAGTAATTAAAGCAAAACAAACAGAACAATGGAAGCATTGAATATACAAGATACCACATATGCCGGTGAAGCGGCATCAGTGATGATTGTTAAGGCCGTAACCGGTGCAGATACAATTGATGGTGGCAACATCTATCTTAAGGATGGCATCAAAAAGAAATTCACCATCCCGAAGTTGGATGTGTCAAACTTCATTCAGGCAAGGCAAGCAACACCAACATCACAAGGGGATGTGACAGTTGCCGGTGCTGCAATTGAGCCTCAGGATTTCATGCTCTATTTAGAGATGAATCCGAGAGATTTTGAGGAACATTGGTATGCCGTTCAGTTAAATCCAAAATTGTTGGATGCTGAATTGCCACAAACCTTTGAGGCATACTTCATGATGTACATCCTTGAAAAGTTGGATGAATTCGTGGATGGCCATATTTGGCAAGGCCGTACTGCCTATGCATCAGGCACAACACCGGCATCAGTTGGTGCGCCTGCATCTGCAAGCCAGTATCAGTATTTCGATGGTCTTATCAAAAAGGCACTTGACAATGCCAATGTGATTGATGTTGCTACACCAGTAGCATTGACCTCCGCAAACATCATCAGCAAACTTGAAGCAGCAAGAGCATTGTTGCCAAAGGCATTGCTGAGAAAGTTTGGTGCGATGGGTACAAAATTCCTCCTTTCATACGAAGATTATGAAAAGTATGAGCAGGCATTGATTGACCTCACCTACAAAGGACCATCACCTGAGGGAGTTGTGAACGGCCAATACAAAGGCTACAATGTTGAGCGTATTGCCGGCATTCCTGAGAACACCTTTATGGTCACAATTGCAAAGCCAACAACCGAATCTAATCTTTGGTTGGGTATGAATTCCACTGAGGATAATCAGTTGGAACTGAAAAGACTGCAAGCCAATTCAGAACTTTTCTTCGCAAAAGGATTGTTCAAAATGGATGTGCAAATTGGATGGGGTGAGCAGTTAGTATTGTACACAACCCAAACCGCATAAACCAAACAAGAGCCGGGAGCAATCTCGGCTCATTTTTAACCTTAAAAAAACCAACAATAATGAAAAAACTTGTTTCTCTTTTGTTTCTTGTTGCGCTCTCTTTCTCAATGTTTGCGCAATCCACATCACCTCGTTTTGGCACAACCAAAAACACTGACAACACCGGACGAGTATTGACATACAAGGTCATTACTTCGAATGATGCTGCCGGCAATGATACCATCAGCGTGAATAGTAATGCATGGCAGACAATTGTAAGGCCATCCAGTAACATAACTGATTCTGTGAACATCAAAGCCACATTAACCAATTGCCGTATGGGTGATGAATTATATGTGATTGTTTCAAAGGGCAGTGGTGCAGGTGCAGTAAGATTTCCAACCGCACAATTCATCAATGATGTTGCCTCAAACCGATATACCATTGGAGCAAGCAAAACAGCCGTATTTTACTTCAAATTCAACGGCAGTAAGTGGCACATGGTAAGCAAAACAATACAACCCTAATCAATCAATCACCCTAATCTGACAAACAATGGCAAAAACACAACACAATCCTGAGTTGGTAGAATTCCTCCAATCGGATGCCGGAAGCCATGTAAAAGTGGTTTATTTTAACGAAAATGGCCAATGGCTATTTCGCAAAAGACCGGGATTTGAAAACGCAATAACATCCGCTGAAATCATCGGAGTTGGTGCGATTGAAGAATCATCTGAGGACATCGCAGAAAAGCCGAAAAAAGGCAAGAAATGAGCGAATTCGCAAAGCAGCACGCAGAGGCATTAGCCAATCGGAAAGGCATCATCATTGATAGATTTGAATCAGTGGTTTGCTTTTCCGATGGCACAATCTTTTGCAACACCACAGATGAATTGGTTGAGAGTTATTCTGCCGAAAACAAGGTTGAATTGATATGGTTGAAAAAGCCATCAGATTTGCCCAAAAAACCCGCAAAAAAATAAAAGGCAATGTCATTACCATTACCACAGATAACATTTGAAGTCCAGCAGGGAGGACTTGGCAGGAGGCCATCCAATGATGATTACATCAGCGGATTGATTGCCTACATTGCCAATGGTAATTTACCCGCAGGATTCACAACATCGGACAGAATTAAAAGAGTATTCAGTGTGCAGGAGGCAGAGGCATTGGGAATCAATCTGAATTACACTGATGAAACAAAGGCCACCGGAACATATACAATCAGCGCAGTTGGAAGCAATGGCGATACGATTGAATTGTTTGTTCCGCAGCCATCAGGAACACCCATCTCATTGGGAGTTTACACGAAAACGGCAGCAGAAACAACGGTCACATTAGTGGCAGCGGCAATTGTTGCCATCATCAATGCCGGCACATATTCGCATGGATTCACCGCAACGAATTCATCCGGAGCAATCACCATCACCGCAGCGGCAGGATTGGGCGCATATCTCAACACCTTGTCTGCAACGGCAACGATTGTGGGAACAATTGCAGGAAGCGCAGCGGCATTCAGCGGTGGAGTTGGCAGTCGCATTGCCGTATTCCATTATCACATCAGCGAGTATTTCCGTTTGAAGCCTAACGGCCAATTGTACATCGGTCTTTATTCTGCTTATGGAACGAACTTTGAAGAAGTAACATTGGTACAAACTTATGCGAATGGTGCAATCAGACAGATGGCCATATTGCATGATTTCAGCACTGCCTACGCAACAAGTCAGGTCACGAAGATTCAGGCACGTTGTGATGAAGTTTTCGGCCAATACAGACCAATGGTTGCAATCTTCGCACCTGAGATTACTGGCACTGCATCAGTTTCATCACTGCCGAACAATTCGACATTGGATTCTGAGATGGTTTCCGTTACCATTGGGCAGGATGCAGGCGCAAGAGGATTGTATCTTTATCAGACAATAAAGAAATCAATTTCTGATTTGGGCGCAAAGTTGGGAGTATTATCCGCAAGCAGTGTTTCACAATCATGGGCATGGGTAGGTCAATTCAACATGAGCGATGGTACAGAACTTGACACCATTGGATTCAGCAATGGCGAGGCTTATACAAGCATTGCAGCCGGAGCATTGGAATCATTGAATGGATATGCTTATTGTTTTCTGAGAAAACTTGAGGGCATCACCGGAACATACAACAATCAGCCGAATACGGCCACATTGCTAACATCAGATTTCAGATATATTTATTTGAATCGTGTCCTGCAAAAAGCTATCAGGTTGGTGAGGGCAAACACATTGCCATCAGTGAGCAGTCCGATTGTTCTGAATTCAAATGGCACGTTACCTGATTGGCAGGTTGAGAATCTGCAAACACTGGGCAACACTGCATTATTGCAGATGATTTCCGATGGTGAACTTTCCGATGGTCAGACCATTGTAAGTCCATCACAGAATGTTCTTGCCACAAACACAATCAATGAGGCGATTCAATTATTGCCGATAGGAGTTGCCGATTACATCAACATTGAGATTGGCTATGTATCACAATTAACACAACAATCATAATGGCAAGGGGAGTATTAGTTAATGGCGTAAGTTACGATTGGGGAAGCATTCAGTTAGTATTGTTTGGCTTTCCGGTTGTCGGCATCACTGCCATATCTTACAACAAGAAGCAGGAAAAAGAAAATCTGTATGGTGCGGGATACAAACCCACAAGCAGAGGTTATGGAAAGATTGAGTATGAGGGTAGCATTACCCTATACACAGAGGAATGGAAGAGAATCATTGCGGCAGCACCTAATCGTGAGCCATTAGAGATTGCACCATTCCCCATCACCGTTGTTTTGGGTACATCCGGACGCAACACACCCACCACAGACAGACTAATTGCATGTGAATTCTTGGAAAATCCATTAGATTCAGCGCAGGGAGATACATCAATTCAGGTGGAGATTCCAATCATTATCGGGGAAATTCTCAGATAATTGTCATAGGGTGATGACAATATCCGCAAGGGTCAATATGCCGGGATTTTTCCCGGCATTTTTGTTTTATTGAAAATCTTTATACATTTGTTGAAACAAAAAAAATCACCCAATGTCACTCAAACAAATCAAACAGAACATGAAACCCGGAACAACCGGATGGACGTATGCTGCCGATGGCGCACCAATGGTATTGATATGCGAGCCAACGAGCAAGGATGTCCGAAAATTCACCACAATCACTGATTATTCTGCACCATCAGGAGCAAGGCGAGGCGCAAAGCGGCAGGCAGTCAGATTGCGGTACAAGTATATTGGATGCCTTCACGTTTGATGAGTACCTGAGGCGTTCAATTGAATCCCGGCAGTTGATTCTGACCGGGATTTTTTTATAGTTAATTCTTAAAAATTGAAACATACATAATAAGGCAATATGGCCGTATTTTCGCAATATGGAAACAATCACCCAAACCACAGAACAAAAGTCGATTTCAGCGCAGGAAATGGCGCAAGAATTGGAACATAAGTATCAGAGCATCATGCCCGGAACGAAGATTGAATTTTGGCAGATAGACCGAGAGAATGATTCAATTAATGTGTTCTACAAGCAGCCATCAAGGTTGCAGAAAATGATGTTCTTTGACCAAATGCAGACATCGCAGAATTCATTGGCAGCGCAGAATTTTTTGAAAAGCATCATCATCCCGGAGAATCATCCTGATGTATTGGATGCGATTGAGCCGAATGGCAGGAATGAGAATGACATCCTTACTTTCACGATGATTATGAAAGCCAATGAAATGGTATCAATTTATTTCAATGCCTTAAAAAAAAAATAGATGAGGCGCAAAAATCAGTTGGATGGTATCAGGTGGCCGATGTTCTTATTCGGCATTACCTCCACATTGATACAGATACAATTGATGATGATAGGTGGGCAGGCTTTTATTCGGCATTGTGTAAATCAGGACTAATTGAGATAAAAAAATGAGTACGGAAAAAGTCACATATGTCATAAGCCTGCAAGATTATTTCACAAAGGGCATTCAGGGCGCAACAAATGCAACGGATAAACTAAATAGCAGTGTAAGCAGCGTTCAGAGCAGATTGTCGGGCATGGGCAATATGATTGCAGGGGCATTCAGTGTTTATGCAATGGCGGCATTTGGTAATTCAGTTGTAAAGGTTGGGGAGGATTTTGAAGCGATGGAGATTGGATTATCGACATTGCTGAAAAGCAGTGAGGCGGCAAGGGAAGTTTTCAAAAACATTCGTGAGGATGCGAAAACAACACCATTTGATGTTCAGTCATTATTGATGGCTAATAGGGCATTGATATCATCAGGCATTGAGGCAGGAAGAGCGAGGGAGGATGTATTGGCATTGGCGAATGCAGTTAGTGCAACGGGTGGAGGTAATGATGAATTACAGAGGATGGTGGTGAATCTTCAACAAATTGCATCCACTGGCAAAGCCACCGGGCAAGATGTTAAGCAGTTTGCTTATGCCGGAATAAATATCTACAAGTTATTAGCAGATGCCACCAATGGAAATGCTGAATCAGTGCGGGATATGGATGTGAGTTATGAGTTACTGACAAAGGCATTGAAAGATGCGGCAAAGGCGGGTGGAATGTTTGAAAATGGATTGGGCAAGATGCAGAATTCCATCAAGACAATGCGAAGCAATTTAGGCGATGCATTCGATGAGATGAAGAATGCCATGTTTGTTGCGTTTCGTCCTGCAATTCATGGAACAATCACCGCAATGATGGCATTCGGGCAATCCGTGAGCGCATTCATTGAGAGAGCAAGGCCATTCATTCCAATTATTCTTGAGTTTGGCCGAAGCCTTAAGGAAACATTAGCACCGGCAGCATCATTGATTTATACGGCATTTAATGCAGTTGTGGGAGTGACATTGACATTGATGCAGATATACAACAAAATGCCATCCAGTGTCAAAACAATTATTGGTTTGGTTTTATCTTTTGCAATGGCCATGTATATGATTAACAAGGCTATCATGGTGGCAAGGATAGCGCAACAAGCATACAATGCAGCATTAGCAGTGACGGCAGCATTGTCAATGAATTGGGTTGCATTGGCGGCAGCAGGTGCGGCAGTTGGAACTTTTGCTCTTTATGCGGCAAACCAACAAAGCGAATACAACAAGGAGTTAGCCAAAACGCAAAAGCTATCTGATGGGATGCAAGGTGCAGCCATCCCGATGCCACCGGGCAAAACGCAAGCAGCGGCAGCGGCAGGCGCAACCGGAGTAAAGGCAGGCGCGAGCGCACCAAAAAGCAGTGCGAGCAAACCGACAACAATCAATATCACCATTGGCAAGCTAATTGAAACACAAGTGGTGAAAGTTGCTCAGGCATCAGCGGATTTCAAGCAGAAAGTTTCATCGGCAGTGACAGAGGCATTATTGACAACATTGAATGATTCACAAAGAATTGCGGCACAATGAATCCGGTAATTATTTCCCCACAAAACATTGCACGTTCTGAATTTCAGAAAGCAATTGCCATTCAAAGGGCATTCGGTCAAGATTCAGTGACATCATTGATATATCAGGCCGGTATGCCTCCACCGGCAGCTGATAAAGATTTTCGCGATTTGGGAGTGAGCAAGATGCTTGGAAACATTGTCATGAGCAATCTTGAGATTCAAGGTGACAGATACAAAGGCATTAATGGTGATGTGAGTTTTCCGACCATCGCATTCGATACGGTCTTATTCAATGTTTCAGGTTCAAAGAATGTCATTGAAACGAACATACAAGGAAAGAATGGAAGTGTGTTTGAATATGTGAGCATGGCCAATTACAATGTTCAGATTCGTGGTATTCTCAGCGCACCTCAGGGAGTTTATCCCGGAAAGCAGACAGAATACAATGGTGTGAACAATATGGCCAATCTTTGGGCAGCATTGGAAGCACCTCAGTCATTGAGAGTGAATTCATGGTTTCTGAATCAGTTTAATATATTTCGGTTGGTTGTTTTGTCTTATGAATTCCCACAAAACGAAGGGCAGTATTCTGTGCAGCCATTTGTCATTGAAGCAAAAAGCGATATGGATTTCATTGTGAATTTGGTCTGATGCTGCAATTACTATCAGAGATAACTATCACGCAGCAGCCGAATCCCAATTGGCCTAATCGGAATAATGAATTTCGGTTTGATTTTCTTGCTGATTTTTCGGCAAGCAGCACATGGCAGAATCTGAGCGATACGGCAGAATTAACCATTCCCAGAACATTATATTTCATTGACAAAAACGAACAGAAATACACATTTAACGGCAAGTCTGTCATTGGTCTACCTGATTCATCACCATTGATAATGAAGAACGATAAAGTGAAAGTGCGATGCGGTTATCGGTGGTATGATGATACGATTCAAAGGTATTATGTTGAGTTGAAAACTAAATTCGATGGATGGGTGGCAGAGATAAATCCTGCAAGACCAATGACATTGAAACTGGTGGATAATATGTATGTGTTGCAGAACAACCTTGCACCTAATAAGACTTGGAAAGCATCACAATATACGATGGGAAAGATGGTGAAAGAGTTGGTCGAGCCGTTGGGATTTGAGGTGCGCACGAATGACATCATCACCAATATTGGTGATTTCGTGACCGAGAATGAAACCATTGCCGATGTATTGACAAGGTTGCGGAAAGATTACAAGATTGAATCATGGTTTCGGGGCAATGTATTGACTTGTTCACCGATTGTTTATTGGCCGGCAGACCGCAAGGAACACATATTTGATTTTCAGTATAACATCATTGATTATGATTTGACGTATCAGAGAATTGATGATGAGCAAGTCGGAATGGAGGTATTTTCGTATGCTTATGAGGAAAATGGAACGAATAAGGATGGAACGAAAAAACTGAAAACAAAGAGGTTTCAGAAATTTGCAACATATCAGAAAGGCAAAGTCAAGATATATGATTCAAAGCCATCCGATTTTCAAGGTGAAATAAGGACGTTGAATTTATTTCGTACACCGGAAAATAAATTGGAGGATGCAGTCAAACGCAATTACAACCGCATATTCTATCAAGGTTATACCGGCACAATTACTGTCTTTGCCTTGCCTCATGTCAAACATGGTGATGCAGTAATTTTGCGCAATCCAACCATCCCGGAGATGGCAGGAAAGTACATGATTAAGGGAGTTGAGAATCAGTTTGGCACTGGTGGAGGTAGGCAAGTATTGACATTAGATATGAGGATTGATACATTAACGGAAGAAGAAATAAATGCAGGATTATGAATGAGGCAAGACAGATAAGAGAGGCAATTCAGAGGTTGACCGGAACATCGGGCAGTATGATGGTGATATTGGATTGTGAGGTTTTATCGGTGAATAAATTAGAGCGCAATTGTGTTGTGAAAATCATTGATGGTGCAACACCAACACAAGTGGAGAATGTGATGTTGAGCGCAGAGCCGAATGATGGCCTGATATGTATTCCTGCAATTGGAAGTCTTGTTCGCGTTGCGTTTCATGACAAGAAACCGAGATTTGTGGTGCAGTTTTCAGATTTGGATGAATGCCGGGTGACCATTGCAAACATGGAATTCATCATCAATGCTCAGGGAGTATTTCAAGGTGATGAATCTTATGGCGGGGTGGTTAAAGCCGATGATGTGACAAGTTCAGTGAATTCACAATGCAATTCAATCATTCAGGCAGCGATTGCGGCATTCACTGCATTGGGTGCAATTGATAGTGGGGTATCATTAACGGCATTCAATTCAGCAATTGCATCATACCAACCGATGATAAGCATAAACATTCAGAATCAAACATTCAAGCATGGCAATTGAGTTTTACGATATCACAGAGGAAAATCAGGACATCATTGCAGTCAATGGTGATTTCGGCATTGAGGCATCCAATAATCAGAACATTCATGATATCATTGAGGCATTCCCGACATGGTGGAAAGAATATCCTGCAATGGGATGTTCGGCAGGAAATTATCTGAGCAACAATCGGCCATCGCAAGAATTTGAAAGGGTTATATTGGAGCAATTGCAGATTGATGGGTTTTCTGATATCCTTGTCACACCTAAGATTATTGACAATCAATTCAGCTATCAGGTAACGGCAATCAGGCAGTAATGGCAGAATATCAGGTATTGAATGGAATGAGTGTGTTTGATGTTGCCATCAAGACTTATGGCAGCGTATCAATGGCAGTGCAATTGGTATTAGACAATCCTGCAATCTTTCCTGATTTCAACACATCAAATCCCGGCATTGCCTATTATGATGAATCATTGGTGGTGGCAATTGTGCCGGGCATTCAATTGACAAGTGCTGCAGTTGATTCAGGTGATAAGATATACACTGGCATTGAAAATCAAAGCATATTCGATGTGGCATTGATGACATTAGGAACGATTGACAGAGTTGTGGAGATGATTCGCAATTCGGATAATCTGCCATTGTCTTATATCTTGGCAAAAGGCAGAAATTTCAATTTTAACTTAAATAAGGTCAGTGACCTTAATCTGTACATATTTTTGAGCCAACCGGGAACGGCAGCAGGTGGAACGATTGACATGGCAACAAATGTCACTGGCAAATCGTATCAGGATGCAGCATATTCCTCAGGGTATGATTGATTATGGCAATTAGCAGAGCATCATTAGCGGCATTGATAGCAGCGAATATCGCTGACAATACGAGCGAGGCCATTACACCGGCATTGCATCGGGCAGTTGAGAATGCGCTGAATGATTCATTGGTGAATTGGGTTGATGATGTAAAGACATCGCTGAATGATGATAATAATGAAGTGCCGACCAGTGGTGCAGTTGCCGACATTATTGGAACAACGGCAGTGCCATTTGTGCCGCAGTTATATTCACTTGCATTGACGAATGCTGACCTTGTTGCAGGAGGATTTTTCGACATCACCGGAAAGCCACCATCAGGATATCGTTATCATGTTTTGAATTGTCATTTTGTTTACAATTTTGTGACCACCGCAATGAATGGGGGATTCATCTTTGAAGTTCAGATGGAGAATGCGGCAAGGGCAATTTTCACCTCAAAGGCAGGCACATTTGGTTTTGAAACCGCATCATTCAATGGGCAGATGATGGCAATTGAGCCAACAGCAGACCAATCACAATACACGAATGACAAGATTCAGGTGAATGTGACCGCTGCATCGGCAGGGGATGGTGATGTTGTTGTTTATGTAATCGCAATGCTCATTCCTGAATTATGATATTGATAGCATTAGCCATATTATCGTGGGTTGCATTCTGCATCTTTATTGGCCGTTTTGAAGCATTATTTTGGCACGTTTGGGCAAGGAATCCAGTATTTGGTTTTAATCCTCATAAAACAAGATTATTGGTTTACATTCGGGCATCAGTGTTTATTGCTGCATCCTGCATGAATCCATTATTGGCATTGGG